TGGATTATATAATATTCCATATACCACTACCAATATACCAAATTTTTATGAATTTTGTTATAACAAACCACTTTCAGAATCGAATCGTATCGGATTTGCAGCTAGAAGTGAAGGTAGAAAAAATCCACATTATTTAGATAAATTGCCTTCATATATTTTTACAAATTCGTTTGAATTTAATATTTTATGGAAAAACGGAGTAAAAATAGATTTATCTAAATCTAAGATGTATCATTATAATTCAGAATTTAAAGATAAATTTTATGATATGGATTGGGGAATATCACATTCTGCATTTACAGCAGAACCATTTGGGTATTCTATATTTGAAGCAGTAGATAGGGGTAAATTACCTATAATACACATAGATTGGTGTCCTAATTTAGAATATCCATATCGTGTATCATCTAAAAAGGAATTTAATGATATTTATAGTGAGATTATAACGCAATCTTACGAAACAAAATTATTTTGGTTTAATAAGATAAAAGAATATATGAAAGAATGTTATACTGATAAAGATAAATGGATTAAATCTTTATTAGATATTTATAACATATAGGAAAAAAATATGGCAACACTAACATCCGGAAATACATTAAGTTTAAATTCATTAGCATCTGCTACTGGTCAATCTACCAAATCTCTTTCTGCAGCAAAAGGTAATACAACTGGTCCAATCGCAATGTCATCATTTGCTATTGATTCGGTTGGTTCAATTAGTGGTTATACTTACGCAGTAGAGGGTACAACTGAAACATATACATTAGGATTTAGTGGAGATGGTGCTAACTTTGGTAGAATTAGTAGTAGAGCAGCAAACTTTACATGGAGTGTAGCAGCAGGTTCATATATTACATTAGGAACAAATAGTGGTATTAGTTGTACTTTTTCAGTAGGAACGATGAATCCACAATCTCCATCAGCACAAACATCTTTAATGGCAGCTCAATCACATACATTACGTGCTGTATTTAATGATGGATTTAATGACCATGCAACAGGATATAATACAAATAAAGATAAGACAGTTTATTCAGTAGATTCATATGATGGAAACTCTACTGCATTATGTTTAACGATTGATTCGCCTGTAATTTTAGCAGATGGAACAATTGTTGAAGCAGGTGATTTGAATGAAGGTGATGTTTTAAAAGGATATTCATTAAATGGATTATCTACGGATTCTGATGGTAATTTTTATAATTGGAATACCGAAACTTTATCAGCATCTGAAAAAGATGTAACTATAAAAAATATTATATATTCATTCTCGTCTAAATATTATGATATAAACGATGGAGAAATAACAGCAACATCAGAACACCCATTATTAGTAAAAGATGGTGAAGATGGGTTATATAAATTCAAAGAAATTTTTAGAATTACTACTGACGATAAATTAATCAGAGAAGAAAGTGGTGTATTGGTAGAAAAAGATGTTATTAGTAATGAAATGATTGTTAAAACAACTGAAATTATATCGATAGACGTTGAAGAAGAAGATACTTATTTAGTAAATGGGTATGTAACTCACAATAAAGGAGGAAACTCTCATACTGATTTAGCAGCACCTGGTGCACCTACATCTTTAACATATTCAACTCCGTTTGTGACTTGGGTTGCACCATCATCGGTAGGAACTGGTGGTATTACTGCTTACGATATACAAATAGATAATAATTCTGATTTTAGTTCTCCTACTTATGATTATACTGAATGGAGTGAAGCTAATATTGAAGTAAACACATTATTATCTGCTGGTACATGGTATATTAGAGTAAGAGCAATTGACCAAGGTCTTAAAGGTACATGGGCAAGTTTAACATTTACTAGATAATAAAATTACGTTTCCGAACTTTTGATATATTTATATATACAATTATTAAAATCAAAATAATATATCAAAATGGAAGAACAAATTAAGTTTACGGAAGAGGAAATCAAAGAAATCAACAATTTAAGATTTGAAGTTGGTTCAGTTTTCACTCAATTAGGACAAATTCAGATTGAAAAAAAGAAACGTTTAGAAGAGTTAGAACAAAACGAAACTGACTTATTAAACAAATATACTGAATTAGTTGCAAAAGAAGATTCCCTATTCAAAGGGTTAAACGAAAAATATGGAGATGGTGATTATGACCCAAATACTGGAATATTCACCCCAATTCAAAAATAATATCATAGTTACGCGTATTAAAAAATAACACTTTACAAAAAGTAATTTATACTTATATGTGTATCATTACAAAACTTTAATTAGGAGTAAATAAAATGGCAGAAAAGATTGTATCACCTGGTGTATTCACAAGAGAAAATGACCTTTCATTCTTAGCACAGGGAATTGGAGAAATAGGAGCAGCAATAGTAGGACCTTTTGCTAAAGGACCGGCGTTCTTACCAACTGTGGTTAATACACAATCAGAATTTGAGGAAATATTCGGCACACCTGATGGAACATACTATACAGGATATGCAGTTCAAAATTATTTAAGAGAAGCAGGGACAGTGACTATTGTTCGTGTTGGACACGTTGGTGGATATTCTCAAGTTGCACCGATTGGTATTAAAGCAACTTTAATATCAGGTTCAGCATCTGGAATATACGCTAGTGGTAGTTCACACTTAATTGCTACTTTACATGCTACAAAATCTGGTTCAATCGATATTGGATTTGCAACGGCATCATTAGTATTCACCGAAGGAAGTGGTACAGATTCATTATTCACTATTAGTGGTTCATCAATCGCATATAGTGGTTCGGTTTCTATTGCACCTGCAGATGGTAATGATATTAGTGATGTATTTGGTGAATCACCATTCGGAACTAAAAAAGCATACACTTACACATACTTTGAGAAAACAGCAACGGATTTAGCGGCTTATTTAAGTGCAGGTTCTGCATCTTTATCATTAGTTCAATTGAATACACAAGAATTCTCTGCTACTGATGGCCCATCGTATGCATCTACTCCATTCATCAAATCTCAATTGATTAGTGGTGAAAGACATGATTTATTCCGTTTCCACACATTAGGTGATGGTAACCCATACAATACTGAATACAAAATCGGTATTTCAAACGTAAAAGCAGCAGGTGAATCTGCAGCAACTGATTACGCTACATTTACTGTGACAGTTCGTGGTTTTGCAGATACTGATAAGAAGAAGACGGTATTAGAAACATATAATAATGTAAACTTAGACCCGGCATCTCCAAACTATATCGCTAAAGTAATTGGTGATAGAGATGTAACAATAGATGCAAATGGTAAACAAAACGAAACTGGTGATTATGCAAATCGTTCTAAGTTCATTAGAGTAGAAGTAAAAGAAGAAGGTTCATTCCCAATCATCGCTGGTCCATTTGGTCACGCTGGATATGATACACCAATTGAAGGTTCAAATATCCCTGCAGTGATTTATTCAACTGGTTCTGCAGTAAATACTTCTTCATCTACAACTAAGTTTTCTGGTATTGATTTAGAATCTACAACAATTAAGATAAACAACAACCAATACTTAAAACCAATTCCTGCTAACGCATCTGCAGATAGTATCTTCGCATTTGATGCAGCAGTAACTGCAATAGTAAGTGGTTCAGTATCTACAATTAACTTAGGATATGAATTGACTGGTTCAAGCTCAACTGATATCGCTAAAAGACAATTTATAGTAGGTTTTCAAGGTGGATTTGATGGTGTAACTCCAACAAGAACAATTGACAAAGGAACTGATTTAAGTGAAGGAAACTCACAAGGATTTGATTTAGCTACTTCAATCGCAAGTGGTTCAGTTGCATACAAAAAAGCAATCGATGCTATTTCTAATCCAGATGATTTCGATATTAACTTAATCGCAGCACCTGGTGTAGTTCGTAGATTACACTCTTATGTATTCGATTATATTTCTGAAATGTGTGAGAATAGAGAAGATGTATTCTTCATCGGTGATGTAACATCAGTAAACGATACTATTTCTCAGGCAGTAGAGCAGGCAGGAAACGTTGATTCTAACTATGTTGGTACTTACTACCCGTGGGTTAAAACAATCGATAGAAACACCAATAAATTAACTGCAGTACCACCATCAGTATTGATGCCAGGTATATACGCAGCAAACGATGCAGTTGCAGCAGAATGGTTCGCACCAGCAGGTTTGAATAGAGGTGGAATCGTTGGAGCAGTTTCAGTATTGAATAGATTAACACATTCTGAAAGAGATGAATTATATGAAGGTAAAGTAAATCCAATCGCTTCTTTCCCTGGTGAGGGTATTGTGGCATTCGGACAGAAAACCTTACAAGAAAAATCATCTGCATTAGATAGAATTAACGTAAGAAGATTACTTATCAAAGTTAAGAAGTATATCGCTTCTACATCAAGATACTTAGTGTTCGAACAAAATACAGCAACAACACGTTCAAGATTCTTAAATACTGTAAATCCATATTTGGAGGGAATCCAACAAAGACAAGGTTTATATGCATTTAGAGTAGTGATGGATGAATCAAACAACACTCCTGATGTAATCGATAGAAACATCTTAGCAGGTCAAATTTTCTTACAACCTACTAAAACAGCTGAATTTATCGTATTAGATTTCAACATCTTACCAACAGGAGCATCATTCTCAGCGTAAAAAATTAAAAAAAAGAGAAACATTATATTTATTAGTATAATAGGAGAAAAATAAAAATGGCAGAAGTATTAGAATTTAACGAGATGTTCTACACCAATTTCGAACCAAAGATGAAACATCGTTTCATTATGGAAATCGATGGTATTCCTTCATATCTTATCAAAACAGCAAATAGACCTTCAATTCAATTCGAAGCAGTTGAATTAAACCATATTAACGTAAAAAGAAAGTTAAAAGGAAAAGGGACTTGGCAAGATATTGAAATCACTTTATTTGACCCAATTGTTCCATCTGGTGCACAAGCGGTGATGGAGTGGGTTCGTTTATCACATGAATCTTTAACAGGTCGTGATGGATATGCCGATTTCTACAAAAAAGATGTTGACATCTATATGTTAGGACCAGTAGGTGATAAAATTGAGCAATGGAAAATCAAAGGTGCATTTATCTTAAACGCAACTTTCAACGATTTAGATTGGTCAAATGCAACAGACCCTGCTGATATTACATTAACGTTGGCATATGATTATGCAATCTTAGAATTCTAATATAAAGTTAAGAATAAAAATAAGAAAGGAGATAGAAATATCTCCTTTTTTTATAACTTTTTGTAAATTATATATTTATATACAAATAACAAAATAAAGGTTAATAATATGAGTGAAAATACATTTCCAACAGAAGTTATAACATTACCATCGGAAGGTAAATGCTATCCAGAATCAAATCCATTATCAAAAGGTACAATTGAAATCAAATATATGACAGCTAAGGAAGAAGAAATCCTTACTTCACAAAATTTGATTAAAAAAGGTATTGTATTAGATAAATTATTTGAATCTATCATAGTTGATAAATCAATTAATGTAGATGATATTATTTTAGGTGATAAAAACGCTATTATGTTAGCAACACGTATTTTAGGATATGGTTCACAATATAAATTTGAACTTACAACCGATGATGGTGAAACCGAAGAAATTTCAGTAGATTTATCAAAAGTTCAAACGAAGGAAGTTGATGTAAATAAATTAAATAGAGATAATCGTTATAAGTTTAAAACACCAACTACAAATACGGAAATTGAATTCAAAATACTTACACATGGTGATGAGAAAGCAATTGATGCAGATGTTAAAGCAATGCAACGTCTAAATAAAAATGCAGGTTCATCTGAATTGACTACTCGTTATCGTTATATGATTACATCAGTAGATGGTAAATCTGATTCTCGTACTATTGTAGATTTTATCAACAATCGTTTCTTAACTAGAGATACTAAGGCTTTTAGAGAATATTTAAAAGATTTAACTCCTGATGTTAAGATGGAATTTGATTATGAAAACCCAATAACGGGAGAAACGGAGGTACGCCCAATTACGATGGGTGTAGGGTTTTTTTGGCCTGC